GATGGATCAACGGGTCCGACTGGTCCTATCGGACCGAGTGGTAAGAAAGGTGATGATGGAAGTGGATCAACTGGACCCATAGGTCCGACCGGACCCGCTGGACCTGCAGGTGTATCGGATTGTAGTTGCATTCAATACATAAATACATTTGTATCACATGATATCAGTGGCGGAGCATATGGTCCAAAACTCGTCTACCAAATACCAAATCAATGCAGTTTTGTTGTATATGGTTATGATATGGCAAATTTACCGTCCAATTTATATGTAAGAACCGGTGAGAGTCCGGATTATGAAAACGGTATAGGATTTGTATCGGATATTGGTGGAAATAATGAAATAGACGCGTTTCATTATGCACAAATCGATTTGGGCGATTTTAATCGTGCCAAAAGTATCAAATGTGCGGATCCCACAATAAAGATAGGTAGTATTCAAGTGGGCGAAGGATTCAAAATATTTGGAACGAATATAGGAGGTGTGATTGGAACCCAATTGTTGTATAGTTATACAAATACAATCGACAATACAGATGCAAATGCATCGAAAGAGATAGTTATCCCATCTTATAATACGACGGATCTAACGAATACAGGCGATATCTATTTATATGGGGCCGTACCATATCGATATATTTCTATTACGGCGTCTACTGGTAATGTTATACTGAATTTATTGACGTTCAATTTGTGCAGTTGCTAAACACAATTGTAATGGTATGTTAATAAATGTAAAATAGTAAACACATATTTGTTACGATATATGCGTTTAACAAATAGTTTTTTTTGTAAAAAACAAAGTGTAGCATAAATGTATATGAGTGATACTGACTCTTCTGATAACCGCGGTGCAGACAAAAGGACAGAGGCCGATTCCCATAATCATCATGATGGTTCGGGACACATATATGATATATCATCTATTTTGGTAGATGCATCGATTAATTACACTATATTAACTGATATATCAAATAATACTTTTTTTTCGGCATACGATGCATCGTGCGTGGATGATGTATCTTTGGCGCCCATTCATATTACAGATATTAGTTCTATTACCGTGATTGATGGATCGGGATATCACATTGTTACCCAAGATGGGTTTACTGTCGATGGATCATTTGTAATAAATACGACGTTTAATACGACAGATCCGTCCTTTAATATTCAGATAACAGAAAATTTGACCGAGACGTTCATCACGTACAATGATGAGGATATAAGTGGATCCGATGTAGCGAATTTAATGCACCAGATTCAGTTTTATGCAGATGAAATAAAGTGTTCGGATTTCCATGGTAAAGGAACAATCGACGATTATACCGAACTTTTTAAGGCGGCAAGTCAAATCGCAAACGAGGCAAAACAGATGGATTTAAATGTGGATGTACAAGGATTCAATGAATTTGCATCTGCGGCGGATGATCTAAGTAATTTATTCAATGGTTTTATTATTAAGTTACAAAATGTCAATATTATTACCGACGTGACCTTTTTAAAATCAATTGTCACTGCGCTATCTAAAATAGTGAACCTATCCAAAATATTCAAACAGTTCAAAGAGGTTGTATTTGCGACATCTCAAGTTCAAATACCGAAATCGACACATGACGCGGCAGTTATTATTAAAGGCGTAATGAAAGAAATTAATTGCGCGGTGGAGCATATACAGTATTTTGTCGACCCCTCGAGTGTATTACTCACTGACGCGGACCTAAGTGTGGTAGAAAAGGCAATGATCGCCAAATCAGTAGATACGATTAATAGCTGGAATGTTCTTTGTGAAAATGGTGTGAGTATTGCAATGGTGAACGATCCCGATATTCAATTTATTCAAGATGCCAATACACAACTAAAATCTCAGACGACTGCGCTCAATACTGCTACTGCGGCATTAAAGTCTAAATTATCCTTATTTAATTTGAAATGTTAGAAATGCGATTAGCCATAAATCGCACGCATTTCACTATAAGTCATAGGTCGTCCCATTTTTTGAATGAATTCTTGTTCACCCGTTTGCATAAGATTTGTTAATGATTCTATAGTGAGTTTCCTGGTTTCTTTAAGTTTATTCAATTTATCTTCGCCCTCTTTTTCGAGTTTGGCAATTAAAACTTCAAGATTATTCCCCGACCCGTCCATTATAGTGTTGTATCCAAAACTATTTATATTGTATTTTACAAAGAAATATGACCAGTGTAATAAAAATAAGGGTATATTATATAATGGATAAAAAACTCCAAACATTTGTAGGTATAATGGCCTTTTATATTTTGTTATCCTATTTGATATTTCCTTTGGGATTTTATTATTTAGTCGAAAAGTCTGCCAATAGTGCAGGTAATGGATTCGTTCTGGGAAGTGCCATTTCGATCGCACTATGGTTCGGATACGGGCGAAAAATGGTATAATTTATTTTCTTTTACAAAAATAGAAAATAAATTTTGGTCTCTACCAAATTTCATCATATTCAGATTGTCTCATTTTTCTTTTTGGTCGGTGTAATTAGGTATAATCCCTTTACGTCTTTTCGGTATTGATTTGCTGATTTTTATTTATCGAATAATATGCGAATAGTTTATAAATTAGAAGATGACGTATTTGAGACTTCCCACATGACCTTTGTGTAAACGCACGAATCCTTTTTCCATATAATATGGAAAATATTTTTATATTATTTTGCTGATTTGTTTTATGCACTTAAAATAGAGACGGTTGCCACGCTCGTATTGATATTTGTTGTAACATTTTTACGTATACATCCGCGTTTATGGGCGGCTAATGCCTTCAAATTATTTCCAGTGAAACTCTTACAAATATCGCATTTCAGTCCGGGTTTTTGTATAGGCGCGCAATATTTAGTAGCTAAGAATTTGTCCAACTGTGGGAAACGGAGTTCGTCGAGTTGAGTCATGACGCGTTTTTGATTTTCTTTCAATAGTTCTATCAATGCGTTCTTTTGCGACATAAAGGTTTGGTATTCTTGGTTGATTGTGTCCATTAATTCCTTTGGTATATGAAAATCGGATGATCCAATTGCGGAATGGTTTACCAAAAATTGACGTATTTTTGTATATAAATTGTCGATGATATTGACTGCCGATTCGATTTTATGCGAAGAATAGTCGGCATTATGTATAAAGACGACAATGTTGCAATTGTTGTATATTTCTATGTGGAAATCCTTTTTATTTGAGATCCCGCTTTTTTGGGATAACATGATACCGCATACATTTTTATCTTCAATGAGTGAAATAAATTGATTCACATCATCGACCGAGACATTTTCTTCGGTTTCCACGGATTTTACGAAGATTGGTTGTTTACGCATGCGTTTTAGGGTTATAATTGCCGATGATGTATCTCCCATTGAAATTTCGGCGCTATTATATATTTTGGTCAAGACACCTAACATAGTTGTATTGCATTTTGCAGATATTGTCTCAACAGGGGTGCGTATCAAATTCAAAAAGTCACCTATATCGTTTGTGATTTTTTCTTGGTTTTTCTGGTGAATGGTGACAAGTTCTTTCATGTGTTCTTCATTTATAGAGGCAATATGTTGATTTATACGATTTTCGCTGGCAAGAATAAATGAACATATGGGTTGTTGTAAACTATTTATCATAATAGAAGATTTTAATTCAAAGTTTTGGATGAATTCTCGTATTGAATCTTTGTCTGCAATTTGCAGAAGTTGATCTGTGTCTTGGCGAATCTTGGCATAAAAATCGGCCAAATGATTATTGAAATGAGTCATTAATGTGAGATTGTTCTTAGGAAGAATCTCGAACATTGCGTTGGTGGTTTTATCGAACAATTGTGTATTTTGTTTATCCAAAAAAGACGCTAGTTTATCGTAATTATCCACATTTATTAAGGTATGCAATTCGGCGATATAGTCGCGTTGGATATTTGTCATGGCGGTCTCAAATCGATGATTATTCATTGAAAAAATGTCATCTTTCAATGAAGTGACCGTTTTTTTTATTTCGGTCATAAATTCACGGGTATCGTTAGTAGCAGATGAGTTACGAGAAGCATAACTAACATTTTCGAATAGATCGATGAAAAATAGATTGATCATTTCAAGACTAACATTGGGATTATCAATATAAAATTGGCAGATTTTTGGATGTGTTATAGTGAGCGTTGTCATTTACTCTGTATATTATTACAAAATAAATATATATATATAACTAAACGAATATTTTAAATAGTTATAAAAAATAATAAATCTTTCGTAAACTGGCTATAAAGAGTGTGTATTTGAATCGGTGTATACATGTATATTTTTATATTTCTCGGATTGAATTGTATGTTTATGATTTTCCAGTAATTGACGGTTTAAATCGGCATTCTTTTGTTGTAGCATATTAATGGTTTTTATGTGGTCGGGGTGATTATCTGAAGTATCGTCTTTGACAAGATCGTTGTATTGTGACAATAAAAGTAGATAACTGTTTAGTAATTCATTGTATTTGATTTTTAGAATATAATTTTCATGGGCAAGTTGAGTGAAATTAGAGGGACGTTTCATATATAATGTATTACTATTTAGTTTTGTTAGTTTTGCTAAATAATATAAACCACTGCATTTATGGTGTGTGGGGGGTCTATTAAATTACAATATTAGTCACATAAGTATAATTGTAAATATTGTGAATTTGTATTTACAGTTTTAATAATTGTATTTGCTGCTATTATGCAGTCATTTGGTTTAGGAAAAAAGTAAAATTTTGGTAAAATAAAATGTGGTTGGATAGTATATAATGTCAGTCCCGACATCACTACCGACTACTATTCAACCCCCGCCTTTCCAACAATGGCAAAACTTTTATCCTGGTGTTTCGCATAACCATGGATATGGATATGATAACAATGATCCTACCTTACTGGCCGCAATTAACAGTACCACCCGTGAATTGACCGCAGATGTTAATGGTGTTTCTCGTGATATTAACCAGGCGACGCTTGGTCTACGTGATGCCGTTGAACGAGGAAACCTTGTCAACTCGAATTTGATCGAAAGAACGTCTGGTATTACTCAGAACGCAGTTGAACGCGTTGCCGCCGAGAACCGCATGACGACGGTTACGGCAGATGCGGCCAGTCGCCAGGCTGCCGCTGATACTGCCCGTGATATTATGCGCGCAGTGGATCACAATGCCACACAGGGCCAGTCTGCCACTGAGAGAAACGGTGGCAATATTATGACCGCAATTGAACGAGTTGCCGCTGAGAACCGTATGACTACAGTGACTGCGGATGCCGCTAGTCGTCAGGCGGCGGCCGATTCTGGACGTGATATTTCGGTATCCGTTGAAAGAAACGGAGCAAATGCAATTAATGCCACCCAGACCTCATACGCGGGTCTATTGGCATCTATCGAGAGAAATGCCGGTGAGACAAGATTATCAACAATAACCAGTTCCGGTGCATCCGATGCGAAAATGTCCGACGTGAGACATGCTATATTAAATGATGTCAATCGTGGAACTAACGAAATTGTCGCAGTTACTACTGGTTCATCAAACGCCATCTTGAATTCAGTGCAGGCTAGTGCTTGGGAGGGAAGAGTTCAACAGTCGCAAGGATTCAAAGAGTCGTTAGTCGAATCGTTAAAGGCAAAGGCTGACTTGTCTGCACAAAATTCCGCCCAATACGCATCGATCCTTTTGGAACAACAAAAGGCAGTTGCCTTAGGCACACTTGAGGGAACTAATCACTATGCATCCCTTCTTTTAGAACAACAAAAGGTGAAGGAATACCTATCTGCCAAGAGTGATAGTCAATTCGCCATTAACCAGTTGGAGGTACAAAAGGTCAAGGCAGATCTAGCATCTCAATCATCTAGTCAGTTTGCAGTAAACCAATTGGAGATGCAAAAGGTCAAGGAGGGATTAGCCGCCCAGGCGTCTAATAATTTCCAGGTGGGTCTTCTAGAAAACCAGAAAATCAAGGAATATCTATCGAGTAAATCCGATGGTCATTTCGCCATGAACCAGTTGGAGCTGCAGAAAGTGAAGGAAGGTCTCGCGTACCAGGCTTCCCAGAATTTCGCCATCAACCAATTGGAACAACAGAAATCAACCGCCCTTATTTCGGCACAATTGGCCGAGGCTAAATATGAGGCACTCAAAACTCAGGGTGTCATCATGGACAAGGTTGGTGAATGCTGCTGTGCAGTTAAAGAGAAGATTGACCTAATTGATCGCGATCGCCTTCGTGATAATTTGGTTGTTTCCAAAGAGGACAACAATCTTTTAAAGATCTTGGAATTTACCAATGCCTTTGGCGGTTATGGTGGACGCCGATCCCGGTCCCGGTCTCCGGGAAGACATCACCATTGAGGGTCCCGGGGGCAACTAAATGATCCAGTTGACGTCGTTTTAAATACAAATAACGAGGCAATATCTCATCATTCACCCGATTCTAGGTCACGTTCAACATCTCCTTCGTCGCATTCGTCGTTATCTTCCAAATCAAAATATAAAATAAGAGTAATCCGCGGACCACCTGGACCACCGGGACCAAAAGGTGAAGATGGTAAAGATGGTCTCACTGGACCAATGGGACCTACCGGAGATACTGGACCTACCGGAGATACTGGACCTACCGGAGATACTGGGTTTGCCGGAACTCCGGGACTTGCAGGAGAACAAGGTTTGCAAGGACCTCCGGGATTTACAGGACCTCAGGGTATGCGTGGTCCCGCTGGCGATCCTGGTTTTAACGGATCCCCAGGACCAACCGGACCACCTGGACCAAGAGAATCAACATAGTTGTCCATAGTCAATTTATATTACTTTATGTAATATAAATTATTGTATTTCTACCATATTATATCTGGGTGCTACAAAGTAATATAACATTAATGTTGGCCGTAATTTGGGGGGTAGAATAACCCGAACTAGATGCACCGTATATAGTAACCGCAGGTATATATGTGGTATTATTTATAATTTGCAATTTACATGCGGTCGCAAAGGAGGATTGAATTGAAATATCCTCTGGAAGTATTTGAACAATGGACGAATGCGATTGCTTGCTTGAATGTACGGAACCTACAGTACTTCCTGGCAAAACCACATCATTTTTTGTTATAGAGAATTGACTAGCCTCCAGAGAAGAAATTGTGGTAGTAATATAATAGTACCCAGGTGTCCAAACCCATATTTCGGATGTATTTGGATTGTGGGCACAATTGCCGTATACGCCGGCATCTGTGTCAAATACCACGGCTTGGCCGGAGAGTATTTTTTGATCGGTGATACTATAGCTATTTATAAAGGATTGTGCCATTGAACCCGTTGGCCCCATTGGACCAATTGGACCGGCGGGACAAGATAGCGTAATATTGCCGTTATAACCAGTAGGTATGACAATATTCTCTGTCATTATATATTATAAACATGTATATTTTTATTAGTCTAAACTCATTTCTTGCTGCAGTTTACAGTTATTATTTTTACAATAGTAACTATAGTTGCAATATTCTATTCACAAAAACCGATATTATTACAAAAAATACAATTTGTAATTACAAATCTACTTTGTAATTTACAACCGTTTTACAAAATTACATATTTATCATTATATTTAGATTTGTAATATTATAAATTCTGCGCTATTTTGTCGACACTTTCTAATGCGCCTTCTACCCAACCTTGGTGTAGGGAAACCGCCTCACCGACGACATACAGGTTGGGTAAAGGGTTCTGTATTTTTCGAATAAATGTTTGACGCGTTTTAAATGGTGGGTGTAATGGTTCGTAATAATGGGTTCCTATATCCCAATAAAAATCGGTCATGGTGAGTAATGCAAGTGAACCATTTGGTATTCCAAGTCCTTCTTCCAATAAACGACTAATATTATCTCTATTTTTAGGTGTATTTTCCAAGAGACGTCTCATAAAGATCGCGTGTTTATTATCACTATAAGAAATCATATAGATGCCTTTGTCCGCGTCAATCGGAATAATTTTCTGTAAAGGGCCCGGAATAGCCGTCATGCCATGGATATGGGTTTTCAATATGGGGATCGACGATTTTGCAAATTTGCCGTAAATACGCAGAAAAGGTTGTCCGTGTATTTCGCGATATAGGGGTTTATTTATTGGGACGAGTGTTTGAAGTGAATCGGCGGCCGTTGCTATTACTACTTTATTTGTACTATATAGATAATTATTACCTCGAGATTGTATTGACACGGAAAACACGTCAGAAGAAGAAGAGGATGGATATGGGTCAATTGATTCGACCGTGGCAGATGATAGGAAATTTTTATGACCAATAAATTCGGCCATTTTATTTACCAACGCATGCCATGGAACCGAGAATCCAGTCCATTCCGAATAGTTGTCTTCGAACCCATAATTGTATAGTGTTTCATATACGTCTTCATTTTCGTAATCGGTATAACCGACACATGTAATAAAGTTTAAATAGTCGGATTTACCAAGAATGTTGGTTGCAAATTGTTTAAATGTGGAATGAATTCGTTCCCCTTTTTCTTTGCATTTGTATTTATATTCGCGTTTCAACAAGTTAAATGTCTCTTCGACATCACAATGGTCGAGAGTAGGGGGGAATGATATCTTAGCGGGGAACGTATGAATAGGAAACCCAAAGTCGCTCATAAGTTGTTTAAGACGGTGATCTTTATTTAAACGCCCGACACCTGCACCAGTAACTACCGTGACGCCTTGAAATGTCGCATTATTTGCGCGCCCGCCGAGATGTTTTTTGTCGGCGCGTTCGACAATTAATATACGTGTTTCGGGTGCATTCTTTAATGTTTTATATGCAGTATAAAGACCGGCCATACCGGCACCAATAATAACTATATCATAATCTGATGCAAAGGAATTCATTTATATATAAATACATAATATCGATCATGTATTTATATATGATTTATGTATAAATTAAATATCGGCATACGGAACAAAGATAGCGATTGGCAGGTTTACTCATCGCAGTAAACGACAAAACATAAGTATTTTGTATATTATTATATGCATAAATATTTTTATTTCCCATTTTATATTTTCACGTGAGTTTTGTAGTGCATATTTCCGATAGTTTGTTAGAAATAATACAAATGTAATTAGTATTACAAATAATGCAATACTATTAATTTTGACAGCATTTATGCTATAAACATGGGTTAATTAACTATGAAACGATAGTTAAAATGTGTGATTTTATATAATTTGAAGACACCTGGGACATAATATTATTCACTTTCGTAAAATTTCATATAGTTATTTTTATAGTGATTTGAGAATAGATCATATAACACACTAAACTTACCGTGCATGCCTTGATAGCTCGTTTTGTCTATATTATCTACAATGAATTTATCCTCTTTGAGTGTATTATACATTGTATTATAGGTGAACAAATCACCAAGATAATTTAAGATGTAGAGAAAAGGATAAAACGGATTACGGATTTCATTGGTCAAATCATAATATCCATAATTTCTATATGCTTTCACAAATAGACGGGTTTTAAATAGCGAAATTGGTAATGCATGAGTAATGATGGTGGTTGACATGTTGCCGAATTTGACGCGCGCAACGGTGGAATGAGGTAATATATATTCATTTTCCACTGTTATCTTAGTAAATTGGTATATTTTATTGACGATCGAGTTGACACCGGCGATATATTGATATGCAATTTTATAATGTTCGCGTAGATCGTCCATTTTTGTGACAGATGAAGTAGATATTGGATTCGGATTATTGCGGTTTCCAAAAGAATGGACAAATCCGATGTGACAAATATCGAGACTATTTACCGATACAAACTTGGCATTATGTTCGAATTGTTCAGAAATGGTGATGGCCCGCTGACTTTTATCAAAAAATTCGGGTTCGACGAAAATGAGATACGGATCAATGGTATCTTTTTCTTCAGGAGTGGCGATAGGAATTGTGTTGAGATATACAATCCCCCCTTTTTGCGCAACTTTGAATGCCTCTATGTTATATATCTTGGATCGAATAAAAGGTAGACATGGTATTTCCAGAAGAGTGCCACATTCTCCGTTAAAGTCATATCCGTGGTATGGACATGTTATTTTGTTATAATACGTTTTGGCGGATAAAAAAGAGGCACCTTGATGAGAACATGCATCTTTTAATGCATAATAGTCATTCCCCTGTTTCCAAACGATGTAATTTTTATCGCGAATTGTGGTACGTTTGGGTGAATTAGTAAAATCATGCGGGAATCCGATTGGATACCATGTGAGATGTCCTTCAACATTGTTGGCGTCTATTCTTGGAAAACGGGCAAAATTGTTTATTGTTGGTGTAGCATGATTGCGCAGAGGTTTTGCATGGTCTGTGGGTCCAAATGGGAAATTGAACGCATTGATATATATCCCATATGAAAATAATAGAAATAGAATTGAATGCATATATATAAACACATAATGGGTTTAAATAAGTATTATATTGTTATATAATAGGAATGTATTTTCTGTGTTTATCATGTATATTCTTAGTAACAAACGGAGTTATGTGTATAAATCCCAGACGCATAATGAGTAGAATGTCGCTGAATGAGGATTTGAATATTATTCAACGATCACAATCGTATTTGCACAGAGATAATTTCAATGATATTATTGGCAATTTGGCCGATAATAAAATATCCAAGGTATTGGTGAATACGAATTATAGGCAAGTAGTGACAGTTGATACATTGCCAAAACTTGGTGCGGATTATTTGTTTCCTTCTACTGGCGATGATATTTTTCCTCAAAATGACATATTATACAATCATTATCATATTGCAAGTATTGACCCTGCGATGGTACCGACATTGATTCAAAAAACGGCGGATAGTCATGTACCGATTTATTTTGCCAATTTCACACCGGAGACTATGTTAAATATACAGAAACTTGCAACGGATTTCTTGGGAATCGTATCGTATGCGATGCCGATATTTATTTTATGGGCGATATTTGCGTCTTTCAATAATATACGGAACGTTGGAAATTCGTCGGGTGGTATGACACCATTTGGTATAGGAAAGGACCAGGCTATGTTGTCATTTAATCGACCTAATGTGTCATTATTGAGTTGGGCTGGTAGTCCAGAAGTCATTGAAGAATGTAAAGAGGTGATTTCTTATTTGGAAAATAAGGAAATTTACCAACGAGTGGGCGCGGTGATGCCAAAAGGTATTTTATTAGAGGGCCCACCCGGAACAGGAAAAACATTATTGGCCAAGGCGATTGCCACAGAGACCAATTCGACGTTTATATCGAAATCCGGTTCGGAGTTTGTGGAGTTATTTGTGGGTATGGGTGCTGCAAAGGTGCGTGCGTTATTCGAAACGGCTAGACAAAATACACCGTGTATTATTTTTATAGACGAAATCGATGCGGTTGGTAGACAGAGAGGGGCATCGGCTAATCAGGCAAATGACGAACGTGAACAAACACTAAACCAGATACTGTACGAGATGGATGGATTTAACAATAATGAGGATATAGTGGTAATGGCGGCGACAAATCGTAAAGATATTTTGGACAAGGCTCTTTTGAGACCCGGTAGGTTTGATCGCATTATACGTATTCCGTTGCCCGACCAAGATTCTCGTAAAAAGATCTTGGAATCTTATCTAAAAACCAAGACAATCGAACCTAGTATAGATATAGACGGCATTGCAGAAATGGCGGGTGGACTGTCCGGTGCGGAATTGAAGAATTTGGTGAATGAGGCGGCAATAATGACGGCAAAAAACAATGAAACTGTCATTAGAGAACAGTTTATATTGGATGCATATGAGAAGTCAATCGTGGGTTTGATTAGGCGAAATGCGACTACGAGCAGTAATACAAAACAACGCGTGGCTATTCATGAAATAGGTCATACATTGATGGCGCTAAAATATCCGGAATATTTCGATTTTAAAAAGGTTTCTATTCAACCAACTTACAATGGGGCGGGAGGATATACTATTTTTACTGAAAAGCCGGAAATAAGAGAGGGTGGATTATATACCAAGGATATTTTGAGAAAGAGGTTGGCGGTTATATTAGGTGGTAAAGCGGCCGAATGGGTGTATTACGGTGCCGATTTTGTGTCATTAGGTGCAACCCAAGATTTGAATCAGGCAAATCGATTATCCAAACGCATGATTAGTAATTTTGGAATGGGTGAATATATGGAGGTGTTTCATGATGGTGATATTGAAGAGAGTAGTAATCCATTCCTAAGAAACGGACTGTCTGAAAATACCAAGATGGTATTAGATAAAGAGAGTCTGGTCTTGGTAAAAAGGGCGTTCCAGGAGGCAAAGGATGTTCTTTATGAAAATAGGGAGGTGTTGATTCAATTAGCCGATGAATTAAAAAAAAAAAGTGTTTTATATTCCAACGATTTTGTGGAAGTTACATTGAAGTAAAAAAACCATTATATAATTATTTATATAATGGTAATCTAGTGTGGTTTAATTGTGCCTTAGTAAATTGTTTATATTGTTGCGCATTATACAATATATATCGGCACGTTCTTCCGGATTAAGAATCCCCCAATAAACATTGATGATAGTGTCGGTAGATTTTTTATCTAATTTACGTCGAAATTGATTAAAATCTTTGTATGTTTTTATTCGGTTACCTGAGACGTCATGAAAATAGGCGCGACTCATAATTTGGATACATCTTGGTATTTTCAGACAGATATAACATATAATATCGTTTGCCATCCATAATTTTGCATGTAACCGGTTAATATCTAAGAGGGTTTGCCAATAAACATCATACAACTCCGTCATTTCTCTCCTGGTTTTATGATAATTCACAATATCACTAAGAAGAAATGGAGGTTGGTATTGGTGAGTATATGAAAGAATATGTTGAATGATATCGGATGACATTGTACGCATATATTTACGTATGGAACACAAAGAAAGATTCATATATAAACGCTATATTATTATATTGATATTACCCGGTCTTGGTATTTATAACAAAATTTTCCATGGGGGGTTTATATTTCTTGGAACAACCGCGTTTATGGGCAGATAGACTTTGTTTACTGGTGGCAGTAAACGTGCGACATAGTTCACATACTAAGGTTGATTGTTGTTTCATGCATGCATATTTAGGTTCGAGGTATTTTTCCAAGGCGGGCATTTTAATCATATCGATTTGTTGATACATTCTCTTTTGAAAATCGCGCAAGGTGGTGAATGCATTTTCTTTTTGTAAAACAAAATCTTGGTATTCGCGATTCATTTCGTCCAAGACGTCTTGGCTAATACTATGTTCATCATCTGCATTGAGATCTGCGATCTTAACGGAAAGAGAATCGATGATATCGACTGCGGTTTTTATCTTGTCTGATGAATACTCGCATTGTTGTATATATATCAAGACATTACCCCTGTGAATTTCGATTTGAAAATTGGTTTTGAGTGCGATACCGCTATGTTGTGACATAAAAATCCCATGCATATTTTGTACGTCAACGTCGCGAATAAACTTGGCAACTTCTTCTTTGTCTGCAATTTTTTCATAGTCTTTGTTTTCAAAGAGAATCGGGGGTTTATCTATGCGTTTCATGATAAAATCGCCAGATGCCTTGGTCCCGGACGTGTTTGATAAGTCCGCACTTGGATAAATATCTCTAAGTACCGAATAGAGTTTGGCCTCGCCCAGATTTCCCTTATGCGAAGAAACCTTGTATTTACCAAGAAAATCGGCCAATTCAACAAACATCTTGGTCTGCGTCGTCATTGATGCGCCCGATGTTTCTTTGAGATCGACTATATTTTTCATGATCCGATCTTCTGTGGCGGTAAAAAAAGAATAGAGTGGTTGTTGGACATTTTGTAACATCATACTATACTTTTGTTCAAACTGTTTGATGAATTCTTGGAAAGATTTGTCTGGATTATACGATTTTGCTAAGATATCTGTATCGGTTTTCAGTACACTATACACTTCTTTTACGGATTCTTTGATCTGTCTTGGTACATTTTCACTAAGAATGAGAGATGTCTTATCAATGAGATAATTGTTGTTCTTCTCCATGATTGACGAAATCTTTTCGTTGGTTGTAAGTGTGCTATTTGATACGATTTGTCTAACATCATCCATATATTCTTTCTTGGTGTTAACGAGTTGTATCATAAGTTGGTTGGAAAAATCGGCATTCATTTTAGTAACATTGTCTTGTACCGATACTAGGTTTGTTTTGATAGACTCCATTTGTCTGTGGTTTTCGGTGATGAATGCTAATAGTTGCGAATTAATAGATGATGATGTGTCATGCGTCATTTTATTGAATACGTTTTCCAAGAAATCGATCATCATCAGAGATGCAGTTTCGAAATCAATATTTGGATGTTCTTGGTAAAATGTCCAAATACGTTTATTATTTGTTTGCATAGTATGATCTTGTCTCGACATGTTATATTTATATATTCGAAAACCCTTTTATATTGGTTTGATTCAAAAAACTTAAATTTTGAATCAAAAAATTAAAAAAGTGAATTAAAAAT